CGTGCTTGCATTCGGTATTTGCAACGTCGTGGCTGGTCAGAGAGCGATATCTTTAAGCTTAGAGCAGGTGTAACACCTGGCGGAAAGGACCCACGTCGAATATACTTCATATCGCTTGATGACACGGGAGAAGAAAACTACTTTGTCTCGAGGACAATAGACGACACATCGACGTATCGTTACATCAACTCACAGCTTGATAAGACGCAGATTGTTTTCAATGACTGCGACGTCGATTGGGACCAGCCTGTCTACCTAGTCGAAGGTGTATTTGATCTTGCAAGCATGAAGAAGAACGCGATCTGCATGCTGGGTTCATCCTTGCCAGAGTCCAGCCTTCTGTTCAAAAAGCTTGTTGCAAATGAGTGCGATGTTATTCTGGCTCTAGACAGTGATGTGCAGACAAAAGCAGCAAGAATTGCTGATAAGCTTGTTAGCTATGGCTGTTCTGTCAAGATGTTCCCGCTCGGTGACGCCAAAGATGTCGGTTCAATGACAAGAGAGCAGATCGAGGATGCCGATAGCAAGCTTATCACGTGGAATTTAACAACATCGCTGATTTCAAAGATAGGAAACATTAGAAGCGGCTCATTGTTCTGATATTTACTAGTATGAAACTCATTCGTGAACTTATCAGGTCTATTCTTAAGGATGATGCCCTTTACCGCAGGCGTGATCTGCCCGGTGATTTAGATGATCCGCATATGGGCCATGATGACGCAGAAGATATGGACCACGAAGAATGTGACTGTGGGTGCGATAGCTGCAGCGACGATGAGGATGATTATGTCACTCCCAAATACGCGCTGTATTCAGCAATCGGTGACGCAATAAGCGTCTACGATGACATGGAAGATGAGTCACTGGGTGACGATGAAGCTGACGCCGTTATTATGCGTGTGGCAGAAGAGATTAGAAGAATAAAGCGCTAATTGTCGCAGTAGTGTTTAACCATGAAGATTGCGCATTTCGCTGACGTTCATTTTCGCGGTCTAGCACGCCACAACGAATATAAAGAGGCATTCACAGACGCTTTTAAGTCGCTAAGACAGATCAAGCCCGATATTATCTACATCGGTGGTGACATAGTCCATTCGAAGACGCAGGGAATCACACCAGAGCTTATTGATATACTGACCTGGTGGTTCAACTCCATGACAGAGATTGCACCTGTCTATGTCCTGCTGGGAAATCATGATGGCTTGATTATGAATAAGAGCCGTCAAGATGCTGTTACACCCATCATTGCCGCCATTGATAATCCACGCATCAAGCTGATGAAGACCTCGGGCGTGTATGAGACAGAGGACAATGACTTTGTTTTCTGCGCTTTCTCTCTATTCGACCGTGAAGGCTGGAAGAATGTAGCTCCCCAGGATGGAAAGACTAACATAGCACTGTTCCACGGCGCTGTCAAGGGCGCGCTGTCCGACACAGACTTTGAGCTCGAGGGCGAGATCAATCTCAACTTCTTTGAGAGATATGACTACTCTCTTCTAGGGGATATACACAAGCGCCAGTTTCTCAACAACAAGCGGACCATCGCGTATTGCGGATCAACCATCCAGCAGAATTACTCAGAAGAGCTCGTGAAGGGCTTCTTGCTCTGGGACATTCGATCTCGCAATGACTTTGATGTCAAGTTCCATCAGGTCAAGAGCATCAATCCATTTGTCACTGTAGAGTGGACAGGCAGCAAGTCTGATCGGGCTCAGATCAAAAGCCTCCAGACAGGCTCGCGTGTTCGAATTGATGTCAAGTCAAGAGATACTTCTGGGTTAAAGGACTTTTGTGAGCTTATCACAAAAGAAGTCTCACCGTTTGAGATCACATATAAGACAAGCGTTGACGTAGAGACTAGCAGGCAAGATACCGCAGTAAATGTTGCCGATACTATCGATGTCAAGCAGGCGCTTATAGACTTTATTAAGCGGCGTGACCTTCCTGCAGATGTGTCGAAAGAGGCACTAGAACGCCTCGAATCTTATATGTCTCAGCGGCAAGATGCCGAAGAAGCAATCAGGAATGTGAAGTGGGATCTTCGTAGGATCGAGTTTGATAACTTGTTTTCCTACGGTGAAGGCAATTACATCGACTTTGACACGATGCCCGGAATCACAGGCATTTTTGGACGTAATAGATCTGGCAAGTCGTCAATTATCGGCGCGATCGTTTATGCGCTGTATAACACGACCGATCGCGGCAGCATGAAGAACCTTCATGTCATTAATGCCAAGAAAAATAATTGCCGTGCCAAGGTGAGCCTAACAGTATCGTCTGATGATTACGAGATCTCCAGGCAGACCACTAAGAACTTTCCTAAAAAGGCAGAAGTATGGGCATCCACCACACTATCTGTAACGAAAGTCTCTACAGGCGAGACAGTAGATCTTAATGATGAGCAGCGCAGAGAGACTGAGAAGGTCCTGCGACGGTTGATTGGGACATCTGACGATTTCTTCTATACTTGCCTTGCGCCACAAGGCAATATGAACCTGTTCATCAACGAGAAATCGACAGCTCGCAAGCAAATGCTGACCCGCTTCCTTGACATCGATTACCTCGAGGATCTGCACAACCAGGTTAAGTCTGACATATCGCCCTACAAGTCAAAGATCAAGATGATTGGGTCTTCGCTAGACTGCAAGGCAAGAATTGACAGCTGCAATACCGAGATCTCAAATCTCATCGCTGAGCGTGATGACAAGATCCACAAGGCAGAGCTTGTTAGAGCAGAGCTCGCAGAGCTAAATAGCAATGTCCCCAAGGATCTTGTCAAGGATAAGCTCGAGATCGGCCGCCTTGAGAAGCTTGTCGATGCTGCAAGAGCAGAATCTGCTAAGCTGGAGAAGGAGATAAGCGATCTCAATGTGCATCTTTCTGAGCTTAAGCTTAAGCTGAGCAAGGTTGATAATGCGCTTGATGGCATCGATTTTACCGAACTAGAAAAATCTGCGCAGGACCAACGTGATATTGTGAGCCAGATTGATGCCGAAGAACGCGACCTTAAGTCTAAGAAGCGTGAGAGAGACATCCTGCTTAAGTCTGTTGAACTTTTAAGCGAGGTGCCATGTATGGGGCAATACCCAACATGCCAGTTCATCTGCGATTCACACAGTAACAAGGGCAAGCTTCCTGCAATAGAAAACCAGATTGGTCTTAAGGAGCGGACAATAGAGATCATGAGATCTCGCAGCGCCAGCCTTGAGAAAGAGAACCCGTCATCTGCGCTAGTCAAGGCAAAGAAGATTAAGGAGCTCCAGCGAGATCTCCAGATTGATATTAAGACCACATCTGCCAAGATCGATCTAGCAGGAGAGCGTCAAAGCACGAAGATGAGTGAGATCAACCTCAACGGAGATCGCCTAGCAGAACTTCGTGAGTCAGTCGCGGGTGTAGATTTACCTGATGGACAGAAGATCGACAAGCTGACATCTCAGCTAAAGCAGATCGAGAAGAGCACACTTGACATCGCTGCACAGATAGGAACACAGACGGAGAAGATTCGTCGTCTCAATGAGCAGGTCGATGAGATCGAAGCGGCTCAGTCTACTCTGCGCGTCCTTGAGACGCTAGAAGCAGCTTTCTCTAAGAAGGGTGTCCCGCAGGAGATAATTTTCAGCGCACTACCAAGGATTAATGCTGAGATCTCTAACATCCTGACTGGGATCGCGGGCTTCACTGTCGAGATCGAGTGCGATGACTCTAACTCAGTCGAGATCTATCTTAATTACGGTGATAGCCGACGACTAATTGAGCTCGGCTCTGGCATGGAAAAGATGATTTCATCGATAGCAATTCGAGTCGCGCTCACGAACATTTCATCTCTTCCAAAGTCTACAATGCTCATTATTGATGAGGGTTTTGGCGCGCTGGATGAGAGCAACCTTGAGGCATGCGCCAGGCTACTAACAAACCTCAAGAGCTATTTTAAGAATATCCTTATCATTTCACACGTGGATGCTATAAAAGACATTGTCGATAATGTTATCGATATTAGCTGGGTTGATGGATATGCCAAGGTGACATGTGACTAGCATGCCTTTCTTTTGCCAGGTCTGTGAATTTCCACACGATCTTCACCGTGACTGGCACTACTTTGAGAAATTCCAGATGTGTCAAGAATGTGCCACATCTTTAGTTGAAGCTAGGCAAGAAGAGTGGTCAAAGGGCTGGCGTCCAACAGACGAGCAGATACATATTTACATCAACAGCCGTCTGGATCTAATGCGACGTGCGAGAGGGTTCAATGCTTAGCATGCAAGAAGTCAATATCATCGGTCAAATATTGAATGACACATATGGCGCAAGCTCGACCATAAAGTCACCTACTTTCTCCATCAAGACAACGATGCAAGGAAATGTCATTGTGTTTAATTACACGACAGTGGCAAACCTTGTCATGGGTCTGGACATCAGATCACAGCTAAGGGAGCAAGAGAGAGCATCTGTCAAGCTTATTGATGAGAAGGTTAAAGACCTCAAGTCTGAGTTCAAGAAGGCTGCCGGACGCGCGCTCAAGCTCAAGGAAGAGTCAACAAATGACTCTGTGGAGTTCATCTCCATGTCTCCGCACAATCCCAAGAGGACGGTATACTACAAGAGAAAGACAATCTTTGTCTTGGAGGACTAATAGATGTCCACCGCGCCGCCAAATAAGAACCGTCAGGTTCAAGAGATTATCCGGTGCGGCAAAGATCCGAGCTACTTCTTCAACACGTATGTGAAGATCCAGCACCCGACAAAGGGTTTGCTGCCATTTAAGACATTTCCTTTCCAAGATGATTGTGTCCAGGACTTTATAGACCACAGATTCACCGTGGTTGTTAAGAGTCGCCAGCTAGGTCTTTCGACTCTGGTCGCTGCTTATGCAGTCTGGCTCGCGCTATTCCAGAAAGACAAGAACATCCTAATCATCGCGACGAAGCTACAGGTCGCACAGAACTTCATCAAGAAGACCAAGACGATGCTTCGAAACCTGCCTCCCTGGCTAATTTTGCCCCAGGTGACGGCAAACAACAAGCAGATGGTCGAGTTCAGCCACGGGTCCTCGATCAAGGCGATCCCAACATCAGATGATGCGGGTCGTTCTGAGGCGCTCTCGCTCTTGATTATTGACGAGGCAGCATTCATCAGAAACTTCGATGAGCTTTGGACAGGCTTATACCCCACCCTATCGACTGGTGGACGTGCCATCGTTCTATCGACCCCAAACGGCGTCGGTGGGCAGTATTACAAGCTGTATAAGGAAGCAGAGGCGGGTGTAAACGAGTTTAAGTCGATCAAGCTTAATTGGGATGTGCACCCAGAGCGTGACCAGTCGTGGTTTGAGAAAGAGACAAGAAATATGTCTTCACGTCAGGTCGCGCAGGAGTTACTCTGTGACTTCGCATCATCGGGTGAGACATTCCTGGGAGATGATGATCTAAAGTGGATTTACTCAAACATACAGAATCCAGTTGAGCGACAAGGTCAAGATAGAAATGTTTGGATCTGGAAATACCCACTGTCAGAGCACAAGTATGTTATATCGGGTGACGTTGCGAGAGGCGACGGAAAGGACTATTCAACATTTCACATACTTGATCTAAACACAGGTGAGGTAGTTGCAGAGTATAGGGGCAAGATTGCACCAGACAGATTTGGCGACTTGCTAAATGAATATGGTCACAAGTATAACAAAGCGCTGATGTGTCCAGAGAATAACTCATTTGGTTATGCAACTATCATCCGTTTGCGCGACCTTAACTACCCCAAGATGTATTACCAGAAGAGCACAGCCGTATACATCGGTGATTATGTGCCACACGGTAACACAGATGCAGCAGGATTTAATACAAGCGGCAAGACACGTGCATTAATATTGACTAAACTAGAAGAGCTACTTAGAAATAAGCAAGTAATATCTTATTCATCCCGTTTCTATGATGAACTAAAGACGTTCGTATGGCAAGATAATCGAGTTTCTGCAATGAAGGGCGAAAATGACGACCTTGTCATGTCCTTAGCAATTGGATGCTGGCTTTACGACGCATCAGCCGAGCACTCAAGAGACTCTGATGTGATTAATAAAGCTATGCTTGCTGCTATGTCTGTCAATTCTAATAACTTTGATGGTGTGGCGAATAGTATTATAAGGAATGAGCACATAAGAAATGTGCAAGCCAAGCGCGACCTTGTCACGGGAGGCTTAAGAACGATGGGCAATACAATACCACCCGAGTTTAGTTGGGTTTATAAGGGCTAAAATGGCAAAAAATGAGAACATCTTCAATCGGCTGACAACACTCTTTAGGAGCGGCCCAGTCGTTAAGAGAAGAGTAAAAGAATACAAGCCTAGCGAGCAAAATACATCAGCATACGAGCTTTTTAGAAAGACTCAGTCTAATGTGTATAGCACTGCGATGAGCGCTTACGGCACATATGACAGGATGGCTAGATACTCAGACTTCCAGGAAATGGAATACACGCCTGAGATTGCTTCTGCACTTGACATCTATGCTGAAGAATCAGTTTCTCCCGATGAGAAGGGAAACATAATACACATCTACTCTGAGAATGCGCAGATCCAGAAGCTGCTTAATGAGCTCTTCTACGACACGCTCAATGTCAACTTCAACATGACATCTTGGGCGCGCAACATGTGCAAGTATGGTGACTTCTTTTTATTCAACGACGTCTCACCTGAACATGGTGTTATTAACGTGTTCCCTATCGCAGTCAACGAGATCGAGCGAGAAGAGGGATTTGACAAGACAGACCCCCTAGCCGTTAGATACCGCTGGGTGACGCAGGGCAACCAGGTCCTCCAGAACTGGCAGGTGAGCCATTTTAGGCTCCTAGGCAACGATGCCTTCCTGCCATACGGCACATCAGTCCTAGAGGCAGCAAGACGCATCTGGCGTCAGATGATCCTCGTTGAGGACGCGATGCTTGTCTATAGAATTGTTCGCGCTCCCGACCGACGCGTCTTTTACGTGGACGTTGGCAACGTTCCGCCTGAAGAGATTCCTAACTACATGGAGCAAGCGCAGGCGACACTAAAGAAGAATCAGGTCATCGACAGGAGCACAGGGCGCGTCGACTTGCGATACAACCCAATGTCTGTCGATGAAGACTACTTCATCCCAGTCCGTGGAGCACAACAAGGCACTAAGATAGAGCCGCTTGCTGGCGGACAGAACGCAGCCGCAATTGAGGATGTGCAGTATATCCAGAAAAAGTTATTTTCTGCACTAAAGATCCCAAAAGCATATCTTGGCTATGATGAAGGATTGGGCGCAAAGGCAACTTTATCACAAGAAGACATACGCTTCTCAAGATCAATCAATAGGATTCAGCGGACAATTATCTCAGAGCTAAACAAGCTTGCAATCGTCCACCTTTACTGTAACGGCTTTGACGGTCACGACCTACTAGACTTTGAGCTAAAGCTCACTAATCCTTCAACGATCGCTCAACAGCAGAAGCTTGAGCTCTACACAACCAAGTTCACTATCGCTCAGACAGCCACGGGAATTGAAGGACTTGTTGATAAGCGCTGGATTAAGAAGAACATTTTCATGATGCCTGACGAGGAGATCGAGCAAATCGAGAGCGGTCTCTTTAAGGACAAAGAGCTTTCTCTTAAGCTCGAGGCAGTTAAGCTTCCAGAGCCTGAGGCGCCAGCCGGTGCGCCTGCCGGCGCGCCTGGCGCGACTGGCGCTCCACCCGAAGCTGAGCCTCCACCTGGCGCTCCTCCCGGAGGAGAGAGCCCGCTTGGTAATCTAGATTTAGGAGCAGGCCCAGTGACAGCAGGGGACAACAGAAATCCTTTTAGGCTACCAAAGATTGATGAAGATGACCTAAGTCCCGAGATCAATTTTGATCAGATAGCTTCTATTAAAGGATTGCCACTGCGAGCTTTCGCCGGCTTATCAAGAGCGCCTGGGACTGTCAAGAGCCTCCTAGATGAGACTGCAGCAGGACCAGATTACGCCAAGCGCGAGCGCCACAATGCACCTAGGAGAAAGGGCACAAGGGCAGGTATCAACTCTGACCACGCAGCAATGGTCGGCGTTGATAAGAAAGATCCACGTGATTCCATAGCCCACCCATACGGTGAGAAGAAAGATCTAGTCAATCCTCTCAAAAATGCTCACAAGGTGAAGATCGATGAGGGCGACAAGGACGATTCTTACATAGAAAGTTATTTCGATAGAAATTTAGATGTGACAGAAATGAACCAGCAGCAGATTGATAGAATACTTAAGAATTTGAGACCTAGCATCTCTGAGTCCAATACGTCAGAGGAGGACTGATGAACAACACAAATTTAAATCACAATAAGAAGAGAAACGTTGGCGTAGTTTATGAGCTCCTCCTGCGTGCAGTGTCATCCTATCTAGTAGAAGGGAAGAAAGACAAGGCGCAGATAACACTGGACATCATATCCAAGCATTTTTCTCAAGATACAGAGCTATTCAAGGAATTTAGACTCTTCAATGCTCTAGCGAAAACACAGATAACAGATCCTACTGTGGCTGCTGTTGTTTTGACTGAGACAAAAGCAGCTACGAGGCGAATTGACTTTAAGAAACTCGATAGAGAAAAATCTTTATTGATCAGAGACATCAATCATGTCCTAAATGATAATGACTTTTACCACAGAAGAATCTCAAACTATAGAGAGCTCGCAACTATACAGATTGCTATAAATGAGTGGATGCTGGGTGACAGGTCGAATCTTTCACAGACCTTAATGGTAGAAACTAAGCTTGTTGAGCAACTAAAGACTAACCAATCTTCCAAAAACACGCCGCTCCAAGAACAGAAGAGCGGTGATGTTGATAACTTGGTTGTCAAGATACTCAATGAGAAATTCAATAAGAAATATGAAGGCAAGCTTACAGAGGACCAGCGCGCACTAATACGTGACTATGTCATCACAAATACAAGCGGCCTCCCCACTCAAGACATGATCGATCGTGCTAAGAGGATAAAAGAAGAAGCAATTCAAAGCTTGGGCCTTATTGAGAAGACCGAGACGAACCAGATCATCCAAGAAAACCTCAGAGATGTTAAGAAGCTGGTCATCAATCTAGATGTTTCTACATTGAACGACGACAGCCTAAGCAAGCTTATGACACTCTCACAGCTGGTCAAAGAGGCCAAGGAGACAAAATGACTGATACCGCGTTGACCCTTCTAACAGAGTGGTTGCCCCTCTCACTGTCACCTAGCGTTGTAAAAGAATCTAAGCAGCTTAATGGCGGAAAAATTATGCTGCGCGGTGTTATCCAGCGCGCTGACACTCTCAACCAGAACGGCAGAATCTATCCGCGCGCGATTCTCGAAAGAGAGATCATCAACTACCAGAAGTTCATCCGAGAGAATCGCGCACTAGGTGAGTGCGACCACCCCGATACATCTGTTGTCGAGCTGAAGAATGTCTCACACATTGTCAGAGAAGCACACATGGATGGCGATACAGTGTTTGGTTCCGTTGAGCTTCTTGACACGCCTAGCGGAAAGATTCTTCAATCATTGATCGAAAGCGGTGTGACACTTGGGATTTCTTCCCGCGGTGTGGGATCAACACGCCAGCAAGCTGGTAGCCTAGTGGTCCAGGAAGACTTTCAGCTCATATGCTTTGACATCGTCTCAGAACCCAGCACTCCAGGCGCATTTATGATGAATGAGTCTAAGGTTATTAGACCATCTGATTTGCGAGCGACGTTTAATAAGTCCGACAGAATTAATAGAATCTTCAATGACATAAAAACATGGAAGTAATATGAAGATGACTCGTCAAGATCTTAAGGGACTAGTGAAGGAATGCTTAGTTGAGATCCTGTCAGAAGGATTGGTAGAAACGTCGCGCCAAGTAAATGAGAATAGGCAGCAATCACATAGACTGCCGCAGGCAGACATGCCGCCTAGAACAGCTGAAAGAGCTGTTCGTTCAAATATAGCTGATAAGATAAATTTCTTACCTAACAACCAGGAACGAGTTGTAAGGCAGCAAGCACCAGTTCCTCGTCAACAGAATCACCATCAGATGATCTCATCTTTGACTAGTGATCCTATACTTGCTGAGATGTTTGCTGACACTGCAAGAAACGGCGGTCACACAAAAATCACAGAATCATCGGCATTGCCTCATAAAGTTGATTATGAGGCAATGATAGCCGCAGGCGGAGATGCTGCAGCTAAGGCTATGCTTAGAAGTGATCCAACCGATGTATTTGCAGAGAGCGCAAGCAAGTGGGCAACGCTAGCATTTGCTGAGAAGGGACCAGCAGGATCTCGTGCTAGGTGATACGTAACTAATGCAACCCTAGGGGATAAAACATGGCAACTAGATTAACACCAGACACTCTTCGCAGGCTTGTCCTCGAGGAGAAGGCAAAGGTAGAGAGGCAGCTTGATAAGGCAGCGCTTAAGGAGCTCTCTCTTGACGCTGAAGAAGAGGGCGATTGGTCCCATCCAAAGGGCCAGAAGGTCGTCAAGCAGGCTCCAGGCAAGAAGCTCCAGGCTCTCAAGATGCTCAAGGAGCACGAAGAGAAGCTTCGCCAGCAGCTCCGTGAGACCACAGAGCGCCGTCTTGCTCTTCGCCGCCAGATTATGAAAGATCTAGATTAATTCTTTCTTAATCAACACAAGAGGTAACAATGTCAACGTTAAGAACAGCTACAGTCATCCCTCAAGGTCCTCCTGGTGAAGGTGGGTTTGGGCACAGGAGCGACGTGAATGTTAGAGCGATGTTTAGGTCGCCTGTAGGCACAACCTATAGCGAAGAAGCTGTTAGAAACGTTGCCGTCGCAGCGCTTAATGGTGCTGGCGGGCCAGGCGACTCCATTCCTAACATTGGCGTTACTAATGGAGTCATTAATGACGGCGGACACGCATTTGGTAGATTTGATCTAAACTATGCAGGTGCGCCAGACTTTAGCACTGTCGCCGTCGGCGGCGAGGGCTTGCCAGCGTCACCCTATGTTCCGAACCTTGCCTCGCCAGGACCGGGCAGCACAGCACCCCAGGACATGCCTGAGTATTTAGGCAGCCTTCCTGAAAAGGGAAATGAGTATGGAACGGGATTCGGCGCAGAGGCGCCCAGCGTCTCGTCTCCTCAAATAGCCTCACAAAAAATTGGCGCTTACATTCTAGGACGGTCCTATCTAGGTTCAGACGGTAGGACATAATGCCAAGATACGTCCATGACCAACGTGTAGGTGCAGGTTATGGCGCTATTGGTGGACGCGGGCTTCGGCATGGTGATTTCATGTCTGGAGCCCGTTTTCCGTATAATAATGACGATTCTGAACCTCAAGACATTGATGACGAGATGCAGGATACAAAAGACAAGATTGGTTTGAAATTAAACTTTTCCAATATTGCTCGCGAGCCTTCAAAAAGTTCAAGACGTGATTTTTTTACCATGTCAAAGAATCGTCTAGATCTTTCTGAGAATGACTCACCCAGGACAACTCTGTCTGGAATGGTTCCTTTCCCACTGCAAAAATTTACGGGACCTGCCATCGGTGGACAATCAGATAATCCGTCATACACAGTTGCACCAGGTAGAATAGATGGGTCTCCTTATGGCTGGGTTAAAGGTGTCATGACGCCATCATTTGGTGCCGAAGACGCGCCACCTAGATTTATGGACGCAATAGACCCCGATGTTCGTGAACGATCTAGAAAAAAGCTCAAAATTGCAAGGCTTAGCGCATGATCAGAACGAACATGGGCATAGAGATACGTATTTTAGGATTAAGAGGTTAATAGCATGTCAAAGTCTCTGTTTGAAGAGGCAATTGCCGATGCAAGGCAGCTTAGAGAAGCTGCTGAAGCCAATGCAAAAAATGCCATAATTGAAGCTGTAACTCCACGCATCAGAGAGTTCATAGAAACACAACTCGTTGGTGGCAAAAGCATCGATGAGGGAGATTTCTTATCCAGCACACTTATTAGTGAAGATGATGATGTCAATACAGACGAAGAGGTAGAACTCGATGAATCTGCTTTGAGATCGCTTGCTTCTCTCATGTATAAGAGTGATAAGCCACATGCATCAGAAGATGGTGTAGCTCTCCAGGAGGCATTTGAAAACCTTACTGAGCAAGAGCAGGCACAGCTACTCAGCATGCTGCGTGAAGAAGACGCTGTAAAAACCACAGCAAAAGATACATCCTCACCAGACGCCAAGATAGATAGTAAAAGTAAGGCATCTGAGAGCCTCTATGAGATCGATCTCGAAGAGCTTAAGGCTGCTGTGGTTAAAGAAGCAAAAAATAACAGAGGAGCTTCAAAGATGTCAAGAAGGACCCTAAGAGAAAATTATCACCAGGAAGAAGATGCAGGCCTCTACGAGCTCGACGAGATGATGGATGATGAAGATCTCGAAGAGGCTGTTCTTAAGATCATTGGAACCGCAGAAGAGCGTGAGAGCTTCGAAAAGCTCGGCCTCTCTGGAATTGATTTTGAAGAAGAGGCTGCCGAGGACGAAGAGGTCGAAGTAGGCGAGGAGGAGCCAGCAGGCGAGGAAGCCGAGGCTGGCGGCGAGGAGGCCCCAGGTGAGGCACTTGCTGAGGACTCGATGGTCTACGAGATCGACGAGAACATGCTTCGTCAGGAGCTTGCTCGCCTTCGTGAGGGCCGCAAGCGCGGCCGGAAGGCCAAGAACTCTTCCCACAAGGCAGCTGCTGCTGCTTTCGGTGGCGGAATGCTCGAGGGCGACCCACTCGATGTGAAGTCGCTCAAGAAGAAAGCTTTGAAAGAGGCGCACGAAAATCGTGCCCTAAAGACCCAGCTCAATGAATACAGGAGTGCCGTGCAGACTCTCCGTGAGCAACTCAGTGACCTTAACTTGTTCAACGCAAAGCTTCTTTACGTCAACAAGATCCTCCAGAACAAAGACGTATCTCCAGCACAGAGGAGATCGGCCATCGAGGCTCTTGACGGCGCATCTAACCTTCGCGAAGCCAAGTTGCTCTACCAGGGCTTGACAGCCTCGATACAGTCGAACAATGCTTCGATCAACGAGTCTGTAAGGCACACAGCAGGCATGGCATCACGCCCTGTCACCTCTTCCTCCGCACGAATTGGCGCTGCGGGCGAGGTCGATCGTTGGGCAATCCTTGCAGGCATCAAGTAATCATTCGAAACTAGGAGATTTTTCAAATGTCTAAGACATTCTCACTCAACCAGCTCACAGAGGGCATTAGCGATCGGAATGTGACCGATGAGGGCCGTAGGCTCCTCGAGAAGTGGAACCGCACAGGACTTCTCCGCGGCCTCGACGGCGTCAAGCGTGACACCATGGCTCGCCTCCTCGAGAACCAGGCTTCCCAGCTCCTCCGCGAGGTTAACAGCCTCGGTGCAGGTGGTGGTAGCCAGGCTGCCGGTGGCGACATCCGCGGCTTCACCAACATCGCCTTCCCCATCGTCCGCCGTGTCTTCGGTGGACTCGTGGCCAACGAGCTCGTGTCGATCCAGCCCATGAGCTTGCCCTCCGGCCTGCTCTTCTACCTGGACTACACCTACGGATCTGACGTCGGTGGCGATGCAAGCCTCGTGACCGGTCAGTCCACCAGCGGCGCAACCTACAAGGGCGGCCAGTCGATCTACAACAACCCCACCGGTAAGGGCGTCCGCAGCGGATCGCTCGCCACCGGCGGTCAGTATGATCTCATCGGCACTGGCTTCACCAAGGTCCACAGCTCTTCGCAGGCAATTTTCGTTGCAGCGAAGGGAGCATTCCACACAGCAGGCGGCGCAAACACCGCTACGCTCGTCTCAACCCAGCAGTGCTTTGCCACAGGCACAGACGGTCGCTTCCTCCAGTTCGACCCACAGGTGACAAGCCTCATCGAGGCCGACGCAGCCGATGGTGCTCTCAACGGCAC